ACGCCGCTTAAATCAGGCGAATGACGCAGGCGAACATAACCGCCGACACGAACATCAAGATCAGATGCTTGGCTCCAGCTCAAGCGTGCTTGGCCGTTGACCGGAATCATGCTGAAACCAGCCACATTGCCTGGTGCAGCGGTTTTGCCTACCAGCTGGAAATCAGCAGATGTAATCTGGCTGCCTTTGTTCAGGTAGTTCTTGGCCTGAATCTGCACATACAGCCGACCAGCACGCAGGTTGCGCAACGTGACTGACGGCGAAGATGTATTTATCGATTGCCAGTTGTCATTATCGATTCGGTAAAGAACGCGGAATTCACTGACGTTGACGCGATCATGGTTCCAGCTAACCGACGCACCAACAAAAACACCGTTGCCATCTTCATATAAGAACTCTTCAATACTGATACTGTTGACTGGATTTGGAATCAACGACAAGTCGCTGATGTCACGATTGGTCAGCTCATTGTCGCTTTCAACTGCGTCATAGATCGTGCTGTTATACGCAACAGCGCTAACGCCGTAAACTCCTTCTCCCGCTTCTGCAACAGACACAACACGGAACTGTTGAGACTGAATCTGGTCGTTTTGGAATAAGAAGACTGATCCAGCTGCAGGCGCTTCACTAAACGCACTGGTCACACTAATCTCTGCCGTTCCATTGGCTAGCACTGTGATACCGCCAACCGGCACATCCTTTTGCTCAACCAAGCCGGTAGAAAGCAAAACCGACAGCTTGGGATTATTGGCAGCAGCCAATCCAGAACTCAATCCATTGCTGCTGTCCGTTGTAATCTTTGTTGTGGTTGCAGACTTAACGCGACCTGAACGCCGCGCCCCAGCACGAGTAGGGTCTGCAATATCAACGACCATGCCGGGTCGAAGAATAATGCCGCTTTCAATCGCAACACTGAACTGAATCGTCTCAGTCAGGTTCTGCTCGGACAGCAGCGTCCACTTGCCAATCCGATGCGCTTGACCTTGGCTGTAACAACCAATCGACTTGATGTCTTTTTTGATGATGCCGTACTTGGCAACCGCATCATGGTCTTCAACGTATTCATATTCGACATCGCCACGGGTGTCGTATGACTGCCAAGCGACAACAGCAACTGTGTGACGGGCCTTTTGGGACGTGCCCTGATACTGAAAAATGCCGTCAACAACGTTGCTAGGACCAAGCAAATACTGTGAGTCAGATGGCCTGTCCTGCAACAGTTGGAGCGTTCCAGCACCGTAATACGAAATGCCACGGAAGATGGCAGTCATCTGCTGGATGACGTTGTAAACCTCATCCCTGCTGTTAATCAGGATATTGAGGCTAAAACGCGGTTCAGAATTAGCTTCTGCACCAGTTTTGCCGTTATCAACAAGCTCATTGCAGTACTGGCTTATTGCAAAAAAGTCGTACTTATCAAGCGATGACTCTGGAACGCCTGCTCCGTAGCGCTCACTAATCAA